GATGCAGTCACGCTTGCGAGCGCAACAAACTGGAACAGCGAGCCAGTGGACTCACGGGTCTGCGGGTTCACCGCAAAGCAGCCCGCCACGGTGAACACGTCGCCAGCAAGAACGGTGTTGGTGCTGCCCAAGCCGGTGAGCGAGATCGAAGTCGCGCCTTCGGTCGTCACTGCAGCCGCCGTCGTGCCGTTGGTGCGCGAGCCAGTCGTGAACTGCTTTATGGACTGGCTCATGTTGACTTCTTCGAAGCCCAGCACGCCAGTGCCCATCATGCCGTTCTTGAACTGCTTGCTGATGGTGTCGGTGGGGTTGAAGAGGCCCTTCATCCCCTCCACCAGGCCAGCGTTCGCAGCGGGGTTTACCGTTGCGTAGCGCGGCGACATCACCGCGGCGTTCTCGTTCAGCTTCTGCTGGGCCTGCAGCAGAACCAGCGAGGTGGCCGGCGTGGTGCCGGGCGTGCCGACAGAGTTGCCGATCTTGTTGAACGCGTTGGCCACGTCAGCGTCAATGCTGGCGGCAAGCTGGCTGATACGAGGCTTCAGCACACGATCCGCGAAGTCGTCCAACTGCATCGTCAGTTCGGCGGACGTGAAGTTCACGCCGATGTGCTTCTGCGAGGAGACGGTCAGGGTCGTGAACTGCTCGTTGTCGTCCTGCACTTGCAGGGCGGCGCCGTCAGTCACCAAAGCGCGGTCCGGCAGGCGGATGCGCAGCGTGGAGCCGATCTTGGCCCCTTCGACAGCGAAGCTGTCGTCGTACTGGCGGTTCACGTTGCGCGTGAGCACCAGGTTGTTTTCCAAGATCTCCAGGGCCTTCCTGGTGATCATGTCAATCGTGAGAATCGAATTGGCCACAGCGGGCTCCTTTCAAATTTAGCGATTTGCCTGAGCCTGCATCTTTCGCATCTGTCTTGCTCGTTCGGCTTCAATCCATTCCGACGTACTCATGTTCTTGATGGAACGCGGGTCAGTCGTGTCATACGACGGGTTGTTGTTGCCGCTGCGTGCGGTGACGGGTGTGATCGGTGCTGGTGCAGACGTTGAGCGTTTGACGGGCGGATTGTCGGCCAGTTTGGCCTCGATCTTCCCAATTTCCTTGGCTTGCAGGATGGGCGGTAAGCGAGCGATACGCTCCGTTTCCTTGACATTGGTGCCGAGGTAGTACGCTACTTCAGGGCCAACGTCAGATGCGCGGATGGTGTCAGCCATGACGGTCGTGATTGGCAGCTTGGGGTTGTAGGCGACTTGTTCAAAGTCGTCGTACTTTTCCCTGGCTTGCTCCTCACGGTCGTGATAAGCCTCCAGCAGTTCGGTGTGCTGCTTGTGCATCTCCCGCTGTGCCAGTAGCTGTTCGGCCTTCTGAACTGCCAACGCTTCCGCGTAGGCTTCAGTCGATTCAAACTGCTCTGCAGACGGTAGTTGCTTAGGCTGCTCAACCACGGGCTGCTGTGCCCGTTGACGCTCCCACTTACGCTGCTCTCTATCAAGCCGTTTCCTGACGATGGCGTCCAACTCTTCTTGAGTAAACGTCTTCGTCTGTTGTTCGACTTCCGGCTCAGTTCCCTGCTGTTCAACAGGACTCGCTTCCGTAACTGCCGTGGGTTCCGGTGCGGCTGGTGCGGCGTCGATCTCCGCTGCGACTTCTTGGCTCATGTGTGGGCCTCAAGAAAACCTGGTCATCGGGCCAGTACGGTTGATAGTATCACTTAAAAATCTGCGCGCCAAGCAACGCAGGTGTTATGTAAGCGCGCTAATTTGCGCTTGCAATTCCTGCAGTTTGGCGAGCAGTTCTTCCTTGGTTGGAGTTGGCGGGGGAGGGGGTGGCGGAGCCGGGGGCGCAGGTGTAAACATCTGGCCGTCGTACAGATCCCCCGGCTGCACAATGCCTTCGCAGGCAATCCAGCCTTGAGCAGCAGCAAACTCAGCATCTGCCACAGCCACATTCATCACCACACCGTTTTCAATAATTGCGTAGCGCATTGCGTTTCCCTTACCAAGATGTGATGCGGGCGTAACCGTTGCCACCAGCGCCGCCAGAACCACCTGTGACGTTGCCTGAGCCACCACCACCGCCACCGCCTCCGGGGAACCCGCCAGCGCCGCCAACGCCTCCTGTTCCGCTTTGTCCGCCCCCGCCGCCGCCGCCGCCGCTACCTCCAAAGCCGATGTTTGTGTTGCTGGCCCCAGCGGTGCCTGCCGCACCGTTACCACCTACAACTCCGGCGCCTCCAGCACCACCACCCCCGTTTGAATATGAACCGGACGCGCCGCCAGTGGCGCCATTTTCGGCAATGTTTGGTCCTGTACTTACGCCGCCGCCACTTCCGCCGCCGCCGCCTCCGTACAAAGAACTACCTGCGCCATATCCAGCAGCACTTGAGCCGCCGCCCCCGCCTCCACCATATTCGGCACAAGCTATTGGAACGTTGCTGTAGCTTGCGGGATTTAAATCGGCTGGCCGCCCGCCGCCGCCGCCTACTGCAGACAACGCTTCAAAAGTTCCGGTACCGTCGCTAAGTCGAATTCGTGGACCCCCTGCGGCGGTAGTGGTGCCCGCAGAAGCAGACCCGCCGCCGCCTCCCCCGGCGCTACCGGACTGATATCTACCTGCGCCGCCCCCATACGCATATACCAAAGTGCCAAACGATGTGTTGCCGCCAGATGTGCCATCCCCGCCGCCGCTGCCGCCTGTGCCGCCCGCGCCAATAGTAACTGACACCGTAGACGCAAGGTCACTTGCGCGGTACGTCTGAATGACTTTTGCGCCGCCGCCGCCCCCCGCTCCGCCACCACCGTTTCCTGAAAACCCCGATCCGCCACCACCTCCAGCGCCCCAAAGCTCTACCATCACCATCGTCCTGCCCGCAGGCTTGGTCCAGGTGCCGGAGGAGGTGAAGACTTGAACGTCCGAGGCGCTGGCTATGGTTGTGCTGACCCAAGTTGTGCCGTCGCTTGCCAGCACGTTACCGTTCGTACCCGGAGCTACAACCTGAAACGCCGAGGTGCCGTTACCAAGCAAAACGTTGTTGGCGGTGAATGTGGCCGCCCCCGTGCCGCCGCTGGCCACCGGCAGCGTGCCGGTGACCTCGGACGTCAGGTTGACGCTGCCCGCCGTAAAGGCTGACGTGCCATTGCCCTTGACCACGCCAGTCAGCGTAGTAGCCCCAGTGCCACCGTTGGCTACCGGCAACGTGCCCGTGACGCTGGAGGCCAGCGAGATGTTGGACAACGTGTTGTCAGCACCGCTGATGATTTTGTTCTTCAGCGTCTGAGAAACTTCAGCGGTGTAGATGTCAAATTGCCCCATCGTGATCTTCTTTGACCCGGCAGTCCCGGCTGAAGAATCGACGATGTACAGCAGATCCGCCGCGTTGACATCAACGCCGTTTAGTGACGGCAGGTCAGAAACTTTTTGGTCAGCCATGATTTAGGCCCACATCCTGCTCGGCGTTGCCGGAAATACTTGGTACGGTGCCAGCTCCGGGGTTTCGTCGGTGTGGCGCACGTTGACATGCCAGCCATCAATCGGAGCCATCTCATCCACCGCGTCACCGCTGCCGTCTGGGGCAGGCAGCATCTTGCCCGTGGGCTTGTAGATCACGCCAACGACATCCACCGCCGCGTACTTGGGCACCAAAACCGTCTCGACCACATCGTCTTGCACGTTGGTCTGCTCGGTGAACAGCGCCGCGTTGGCCTCGGCTTCGTCGGTAAAGCGTAGGAAGTAATCGGTGTACATACGTGCTCCTTAAGCGGTGATGGCCTGAATGTGTGACGGCAAGTCGCCTCTGCGGCGCATTCCAAGCACTTGAGATGGGTGAATACCTGACGCCCGCGCCACATCAGCTTGGATCATTCGTTCATCACCAACCTGATACCAGACATTTGTGCGCTGGTTACGCGCCTGCTCTGTAACTGAAGCCCATCGGCAGTTTGCCGGTTCATAGTCTCCGTTGACATCAATACGATCCAAAGATTGGCCTTCCGGGCGCTCGCCCATATCAGCAAAAAAGTTCTCAAACGACTCAATCCATCGATCACAAACCTTGACCCCGCGTGCGCCGTAGGCCTTAAAGTTAATGTTGTCTTCGTTATGACAACGGTCCTTCATGGCCCGCCAAGAACGATAAGCGCCCGTTAGATCATTTTTAGAAGCTGCGCCGTGCTTGTAATTGACTTTGCCAATACGCGTAGTTCTAAAGCAACCACAGGAAACATTGTTTCCGGTTTGCAGGTCCGATCCGTTCACCGTTACTTCATTGCCACACTCGCAGGCACAGACAAACAACGTCCTACCCTTTGGCGGAACAATCCGACTCTTGACCGTCAAGCGGCCAAAGATGCGTCCAGTGAGATCAATGCGTGGTTTTGTCATGACTACACTGTAATGCTTTGGAGTTCGGCATTGCTCAGGCGGCGGGGGTAGTAGGTGATGCGGCGGAGGTAGCCAGACCAATTTGTTTGCCCATTTGCCTGCCAAGGTGCGCAACCAAGTGCAAGTATTTGCATTGGAGTCGGTATTGTTCCAGACGGGTCTATAGCTGGCGCTGCGCCATTTATAGAGCCTGCAAAATCATTTGCTTTATAGGCCAACGATGCTTTGAATGTATTAATAATGCCTGTTGCTACTGT